GGGCCCGTGCCATTTCGAAGTCGTCCGAATCAGCTTGCGCGGCGCGCATGGCGCGTTTTTCCGCGTTGGTCTGGAACAGTGGATGGTGGATGCGGTAGACGGTCGCACCGTTGTGGTCGTCGATCGTGAACTCAATCCACTCGGGTGTCTCGGGGTGGGACTCCTTGTATTTCTGCCTGATGGCGTGCAGGCTCTGTTTCTTCATTCACTGCCTCCTTTTAGTTGGTTTGTCCGTGGCTGCGCTCATGCGCCCTATGCCTTGGCTTTGGACTGGGCTTCGGTGAAGGTCTTGCCGGAGTCGGGATCCTTGTAGAAGCCGAAGGTGGTGTCCTCGACCTCGACGTCGGAACGGTTGAGGGTCTGGTCGCCCTGATCGGTGACCTTGACACGGTATCCTGCCTGAATGCGGTAGGTCGCCTCGTCACCCACACCGTCCTGCGCGATGCTGAGCAGACGGTAGTAGGGCATGTCGGTGACCTCACCGTCCGTGTACTCCCAGTCCGCGTCCTTGCTATCGGGCCATGCGGATACTGGCTTGCCATGGGCCAAGCCCTTGACCCATGCGTTGGATTCACCGAAGCTGACGTGCATGGTTCGGGCGCGGCCGGTCATGTCGGTGCGAACCGGTTCGAGGTCCTGCACCATGTTCGTGTCGGACGATTCGATGGAGCGGGACATCTGCTGGCCGTCGGTCGTGATATAGCCCAGGATCTTGAACCCTGCCGGCAGGGTGAGTGGCTTGCCGGTGGCCGTGTCGAAGAATTTCTCCGGCATGGGTGTGGAATAGTCGGCGAGGGCGAGCAGCTGCGTGCCCCACTTGTGCACGAGCTTGTTGTTGTCGTCGAGGATCTTCGCGAGGTCGACGATGGGTGTGTCTGCCATGATGATTGGCCTTTCTTATTGGTGGTTAGTGGTTATTGGGGTCGCATGGCGAGTGTGACCGTGCCCGCCAGGCGGATGATGTCCGGCGGCGTGTGCGGCAGTTCGGCGAACCCGGTCAGTTCGCTTTCGTCCACGTAGCCGTATTCGTCGCCCGCGCCCTGCAGCACGGCGAGCCGGGCCTCCACTCCAGCCATCACACGCATGGCCTGCGCGTGGCCGGCGGCGTAGATGTCGATGTCCACCTGCTGCGAGCGCGTGTATTCGTCGTATCCGCCGCCGGGGGCGAGGGAACAGACGATGAGCGGCAGTGCGTGGTGCATGTCGGCTGGTGGTGTTGCGGTCACGGTGGCGTGCAGGGTGTCGTCCGTGGTGAGCCAGTGGATGGTCATGGCGAGCGGGTCGGCCCATGCGCCGGTGATGCGTTTGACCATTGGCGCTCCTTAGAGTTGGCGTACGGCGCGGCGCAGGAACCCTTTCTTGGGGTAGATGCGGGTGCCGTGTTCCTTTTCCATGGCGTGTTCGTCGCCGATGATGACGCGTGCCTGCGGGCGGCGGATGCGTGTGGGTGATTTGAGGCCGGGGCGGGTGCCGCCGGTTTCCACACGCACGCTGTTCGCGTAGTCGCGGTCGCCTTCGCGCAATGCGATCTGTTGGACGATCGGTGCGAGCCGGCGTGCGGTCTGGTTGATCGCGGAGCGCACGCCGGGGTTTTGCAACACGTTGGTGTTGAGCCATTCGCGGTCGACGCGCATGCGTGGTGTCGCCATGGGTCATCTCCCGTCGTCTCTGTCGATTGTGACCTGCATGTTCCACCGGGTGGGGGTCAGTCCCCCGTCCAATGGCATGGGGTCGCCGATGATGCGGTATTCACGGCCGCGCACGATGGCCTTGCAATCCTTGAGCGACTCCCCCGTGTAGGTGCGTGGGAAGTACAGGATCGCGGTGGCTTCGAGCGCTGCTGGTTGTGTGGAGTCGGCCGGGTCGCTTGATGCGCCCGGGTTGACGAGCACATTGTCGACGATCTCCGCGGCCCAGCCGCGGGTCGGCTCGCCGTATTGGTCGACGCCGGTGATGTGCGGCCGCAGGATCGTGATGGGTTCCCCACGGATCATGGCGCCTCCCCCGTATGGTGGTCGATGAGCATGCCGGTGGCCATGTCGAAGCTGCCCGCACGGGCCTTGCGGCCCTTGAGTTGGGCTTCCTCACTGGGCCACAATCGCAGGTCCCCGCTCGGGTTCGCGAAACCGAACGTGTTCGAGAAGGGGCCTGCGGTCTCGGTCATGCTGTTCGCACCGGCCGGGGTGCCGTTCATGTCGGCTTCCATGGCGCGGCGCACGACCGAACAGCAGATCCGCTCCAACGTGAGCGTGGACGCCGAACGCCAGCCCGGATAGGTGCGGATCAGGTCGGACGCGTACTCGATGAGCTTGGACGCGCGCCGCCGTTCGGCATCGTCGAGCTGGCGCCAACCGTCCTGCAGATCGTCCACGGTCGCGAACGGTGTAGTGGCGTCACGCATGTGGTCACGCTCCAGCGCCGGACGTGGTGGCTGCCTTGACGGTGAGCACGGCGTGGGCTTTTTCGGAACCGTATTCGAGGCCGATCTCCCCGTAGACCTGCACCTTGTCGGCGGCGCCGGTCTTGGCGAGTGGTTCGACGAAGAAATGCCCCTTGCCGGGGATCTCCAGAAAGCGCGGCGCGAGCTGTTCGAGCGAGAGGACGAGCAGCTTGTCCTTGGGGACCATCGCGTCGAGCATGATGTTGCACCGGCCGAAATCGGTCTCGATGGTCTGCAGGTTGACGCCGCCGACCGTGCGGGATTCCTCCTTGTAGTTTGAGTCCTTGATGAACACGCGGGTCAGGGCGCGTTTGAGGTCGGAGTTGACGACGATGGTGCGGGTCTCGGACTCGCGCAGGCCACCGTTGTCCCATGCCAATTGCATGAGGTCGAGGATGTCGTCCTCGGTGATGGTCTTCGCGGTCTTCGTCGTGGTCTTCACGTTCGTGGTGATCGCCTCGAGCAGGCCACGGGTCTTGCGTGGCTTGGTGTTGTCGGTAGGCGCCTGGTAGGTGCCGGTGATGAAGCTCAATTCCACATCGCGGGCGATCTGCTTGAGCTGCTGGTTGATCTGCCATGCCATTTCGTCGGCCGGCACTGTCGTGCCGCCGATGGTGATGGTCGGTTGGCCGGACACGTCGACCTGGTTGCGGGCTCCCTGCTTGGTGTAGGACAGTTCCACGGCCTCCTGGTGGATCTCCACGACGTTCGAAGCGTTGTAGCGCACGCGCTCCTCGCCGTCGGGGGCGTCGGCGCCTTCCGTGCGCTGCCGGTCGTCGGCGGCGTCACGCAGGTCGTATCCCTGCCATTCGAATCGGGTGGAGCCTCCCGTGGAACGGCCGCCGGTCAGGCCGCCGATCGCGGACAGCAATGGCGTGTCCTCACGGCTCGCGGCGAACAGTTCGCCGACATAGTTGGGAAGGTTGTAGGTTGTGCCCATTCCGGTGATTCCGGGCATGATGACCTCCTAATAGGTTGGTTACTGCTGGTTGAGTTTGAGCGATTTGAGCATCATCGACGTGGCGTAATCACCCTTGGCTTCCGCGGTGCGGATCTGCTCGTCGATGCTTGGCGTGCCATGGCCCTGCGGGTGCTGCCCCTCGGTGCCCGACGGTCCCTTGGGTGGTTTCACGGACGCGGACGCGAGCTTGGCGACTTTCTCGGCCGCCTTGTCGATGCTTTCCTCGTCCGCCCCCGTGACCAGATCCATGTAGTCGGCCGGCACACCGTGTTTGATGCACGCCGCCTGGATGAGCGCCGCATGCTCGCGTTCGGCGAGTTGCGCGGCGAGTTTCTGGTTCTGTTCGGTGAGCTTTTCGAGTTCGCTCTTGTTGGCCGCCTCGATCTCATCGAGTTTCGCGGCCTTCTTCTTCATGTCCTCATAGTCGCCGTACTGTTTCTTGACACGGGCGACGCGTTTGGCGACGATCTCGTCGATCTCGGCCTGCGTGTACTCACGCGAGCGCGGCTCGTTTCCCTTCGGTTCGTCTTCCGGTCCGGAGCCTGCCGGCCCTGGATCCGGTTCCACGATGCAGCGGATAGGGTTGAGGCGTGTGATGGACATGGTTCCTCCAAAATGAGAGTGTGTTTGCCGATGATGCGGCCATCGTGACCGTGGTGCCGCGCTTGGGGTTCGGCGTGCGCGTGACGCCGCCCAACGAATGTTGGTGTCGTGGCTGGGGCGGGAGTCGAACCCGCGGGCAACCGTCTATGTGCCCAGCCTGAATATGAGAAAAGCCACCGCAAAAGGGTGGCTTTCCAATGAATCAATATGTGTATTGGTTATATGAGCATGTCGGACGCGAGCTTGACCGCGAGCGCTTTGATCACGTCGATGGTGGTCGAGCCGACCGTGGCACCGACACGTTGTTTGACGCGGGTCCAGATCGTGTCGGAGCGGATCGCGTCGAGGAACTCGTTGCCGTACCATGTCAGGGGTCCGACCTCGGCGCGGGCGATCACGTCGCCGCTTATGCGTGTGATCGACGTGTCCGCCAGATGCGCCTGTCCGATCAGGTCGATGTGGTAGGCGACCGTCTCGAACGGATGCATATCGTCCACGAACACCGTCGCCTGCAACGGTACCGGCGAATCACCCACCATGATGAGGATACGCCGAATCAGATCCATATCACGACGCATCTGAGGCCTCGGACTTCTTCAGGAATTCATGTCCGATATCATCGGCATATGAGTCTTTCTCGAGCGATCCCATCGCCTGGTTGCGGCGTTTTTCGGCGAGCAGACGTGTGATCTGCTCGTCGGTGAAGCCGACCTCTTCGAGGGCGACGGTCGTGTCGGCGAGCCATGGGAACGCGCCGATGAGTTTGACCATCGCGTCTCCGGCGTCGATGACGCTGGGCAGGGCCGGGTTACGCCATCGGGCTGTCAATGTGGCGAGTTCGTCGTCCATCTCATTGGGCCCGTCGGAGCGCATCATGACGATGTCCTGTCCCACGCGGCGCAATGCTGCGCCGAACACGCGGGTCGCGGCCGCGCAGTCGATGACCAGATCCTTCTCGGCTGCATGCATTGCCTCCGCCGAGCTTGGGTTGTCGGTGACCACGCCCAGTGAGAAGACCGGCACGTTGGTCTCGCCGGCGAACCGGCAGGCGAGCTCGCGCAATTGCTCGATGTGCGGTCGCACGCTCTGCTGACTGATCTGCTCGAGTTTGGGCACATCCCCGTCCTCGTCTTTTGACAGCGTGTTGATGCGCCCCATGACGAACTCCCACACGGGGATCGGGTTGCCGTCGTCGTCGGTGAACGAGTCGGGGTCGGCGCCCAATAGGAGGTATTGCGGCGCCGAGTAGAATTCGGCGCTGGTCTCGCTTCGTAGCACGGTGCGCACGGCGTCGTCGGTGATGCTCATGACCGGGCGGCTGATCACGCTCGATCCGAACGGCCGGTCGAGTGTGGGACGGTATGCGAGCGTCTCCACCGGTACACGGTTCAATCCGTGGCTTGTCTCGTTGGCGAGCCGCCAGTTGCCGGCGACGTGGTGCAATACGAGAATGCGGTCGGTGGTGTATAGGGTCATCTCGGTGGGCCGCCCGTAGTCGTCGACGTTGTTGACGGCGAACGCGGCGTCCAGTGCGCGGGTGCGCCAGTTCCACAGGCCGCTGGCCCATTGCGCCGATTTCGGCATGACGAGCACTTCCGGCTCCCCCGCCGCAGTGTCGCCCGGGGTGACGGCGATGAACGCGCAGGAGTGGACCATGGTGCTGGTGATGGCCATGGGCAGTTCGATGTCGAACCGGTTGTCGACCAATGTGCGCTGGATCCCGTAGGGGTCGTCGCTGTCGTTTTTCGAGACGAACCCGTCGAACATGCAGCGTTCGGCGTGCGCCTGCACCGCTTTGGCCGGCCAGCCGACGACCTCTTCGAGATTGCGCAGCGCGGGCGGGATGGAGAAGCCGATGTGGTCGAGCTTGTGTTTGCCGTCCCAATAGTCGGTTTTGAGCTTGTTGCGGGCGCGTTTGGCCTGCCATTGCATGATCAATTGGGCGAGCAGGTCAATGTTCTTGTCGTCTACGCCCTGCACGTATGAGGGTGGGGTGATGGTGACGCCCATCGATGTCAGGTCAGTGGCCTGCAC